ATGCAGCAAGCCCAACCCGGTAACGCTTCTCCGTTCCCGATCCCGAGCGGGGTAACTTCGAAGGAGTTTCTCGGCGGGCTCGTAAAATATTTTAGAGCAGGAACAGGGGGCAAGGTCGAGGTTATGTATAACCGTAACCCGCACGAGAATTGGGAGCGGTTTATGGAGCGGCTCGAACGGCAATGCTGCATGGGGATACCGTGGCCGTACGGGATGGCGATCGATCCGGAAGGGTTAGGCGGAGCTAACCTACGGCTCGTCTTAGGGCAAGCGATGCGGTCCTGCTCCGATCGGCAAGATTTATTCCGTCCGGTATGGACGAGGATGATCCGGTACGGGGTCGCGAAATTTATTAAGCTCGGGTTAATCCCGGAAAACGCGGACTGGATGAAGTGGGAGCCGACGCTACCGCCCCGGCTATCGGTCGACGGCGGTCGGGAACGCACGGCGGACCAGAACGACTACCGGCTCGGGATCCGCAACCTAACCGATATTCTAGAGGAACAGGGGCTCGATACCGAGGCCCAGCTCTACGCTCGCGCTACCGAAGTCGCCCAGCGGAAGAAAATCGCCGCCGAAGTCGGCGCGGCCTACGGGGTCGAGATTACGGACTCCGATATGTGCCTACTAACGCCGAACGGGAACCCGGCGGATAACCCCGGCGACGCCGAAGATACCGCTCCGCCGACGAAAGCTCCGGCTCCCGCTCCGCCTCGGGTTATAAGCGGGTAAGTCTTATTCTAGAATGGCCGCTTTACCGAAATTAACCGCTTTCGCGACCGCCGAGGTCGGAAGTATCGACGCGGAGAAAGGTTTAATCCGGGGGATCTCCGTTATTACCGTCGGCCCGGTCGCGGGACACGAGTTTTACGCCGATTCGGAGACTTTAAAGACGGTTATGGCCTCCGCGAAGGAGTATAACGGCCTTAAAGTTAAGCTCAATCACGGTTCCGACGTCGGTTCGATCGTCGGTTATCTCGATAGTTTCCGGATCGACGGCGACCAATTACGGGCTGATTTCCATCTTTTACAGTCTTCCGACCACTCGAACTACGTCCTCGAACTCGCTTCGACCGTCCCGGAACAGGTCGGTATGTCGATCGCTTTCTCCTTCGAGTCGGAAAAAGTCGAGGGATTACCTTTTCCGGCGGTCCGATGTATCGAAATTTATTCTTGCGACCTCGTCGATAGCCCCGCCGCGAACGCGGGCGGTTTATTTTCTACTAAAATGAGCGAAGAAGCCAAAACACCTGAAATCCCGGCGGCGGCTAACGAGAAGGCGGACGAACCGCCGACGATCGATAGCCGACTGGCAGCTGTGGAGGCTGCTCTTGCCGCTTTTACCGTTAAGCTAACGGAACTATCCGGGCTCGCCTCTCTTTCGACGCAAATCGGCGCGATCGAGACGGTCGTAAACGGATTTTCGAAGACGGTCGAAGAGAATAAGACCGCTTTCGAGAAGAGGCTCGAAACCCAGGCCGCCGAGTTTACCGCCCAGCTTAAGGACGCCAATATTCTCGCTAGCCGGAAGCTCGCCGCGACCGGTCTCCCGGCGGGGAAAGCTCCGAGCGCCGAATCGGGCGAGAAAATTCTCGATTTCCAGGCCGCCCTTATGGGTTTTAAGGACCCGCTCGAACAGCAGGCCTTCTACGAGAAGCATAAGGACCGTATCCACGCCCAATTTTCCCATCCGAAGAGGTAATCCGCCATGCCTAATACGTTTACAAACACTAGCAGTATCATCCTTACGTCGGCGGCCCTAGAGGCGTTTATCGCCGCGCTAACCCCGATTAAGAGCTTCGCTAACGATTTTAGCGCGGAAGCGGCGGCGAAAGGGACCGGCGTCCGGGTCGCTTTTATCCCGAGCCAAGCCGACGCGGCGGATTTCGCGGGCGATTACACGGCCAATAGCGGTTCGACGGCTTCCGGAATCGATATTCTCGTAAATCGATGGAAGTACGTTAGCTGGCAGTTGACCGACCTCGAATCTTCCATTAATCAGCTCGTCCGGATCGAATCTTTCGGTCGCCAGTACGGCTTTAAGCTCGGGAAAGCGGTCCTCCAGGACATCTGGTCCGTGGTTACGAACGCCAATTACGGGAGCGCGGTCTTTACCGGCGCTTCTTCGACTTTCGACTCCGACTCGGTCGTCGACATCGATTCCGCGCTCGATGTTCTCTACTGGCCGGACGTCGATCGGAAGATGATCCTTAATAACTTGTATTACAACTCGCTGATTAAGGATCCGAGCGTTAAACAGGCGCAAGCGATCGGTATGGCCGGAGCGGATACCCCGGTCCAGAGCGGCCATCTCCCGAACCTCCTCGGGATCGAGGTCTTCGAGTCGATGCTAGTTCCGGCGAACTCGGAAAACCTCGTCGGATTCGCGGCTATGCCGGACGCCATGGGCGTGGCGATGCGTTATATGCAGCCTCAGCCCGGTAATACCTACTTCCAAGCGGCCCCGGTAACGAACGAGTCCGGGATGACGCTCGGGTTCCGCGACTTTTACGATAATAAGTCGGGTACCCGCTGGCAGGTTCTAGAGGCGAACTACGGCTACAAGGTCATTAATCCCGCCGCTCTAAAGCGGATCGTTTCCGCTTAAGATCGTTTTCGTTTTCGTTTTCCCCTAAATTTTTATGAGACGCGGCCTAACGTTACAGTACCTCGGTACGGCGAGTGGTTATGCCACTGCGACCACAGTGTACGGGCCGGAAACTCCGCTTAACGTGCAGATGGCTTACGCTAAGAGCTACGTCGCGGGTATCGTTTCCGGATCCGGTAGCGGTTATACGACGAAAGTGGAAGTCTGGACCGAGAATTTCCCGGTCCACCGCTACGTCGCCCATTACCCCCATAATCTCGGCTCCTACTAGATCTCTCTATCTTTCCCGGGAGAAGGTAAGTCTAGAGGGACGTGAACGCTTTCGATACGCAACTCCGGGCCGGTTTCGAGCAGCTTCTAATCGACGCCGGGGAAACCCGGGAATTCGTAACCTTAGACGTTACCGGGGCCCCGGTTACGACGACGATCGATTGTATCTGGTCGACGGGGGAAAATTCCGAGGAGACGGTCGCTCTTAGCCCGAACGGGGTTTATTTTAAGGCCGACGTTCTCGTTACGCTCCGGGCCGACGATTTTCCGACCCGACCGCGTCCTTATACCTCGATTCTCGAAAGTCCGCCCGGGAATAAGTGGCAAGTCGTCGAAGTCCTCGTCGATTACGGCGTCTACGCTCTTAAACTCGCGAAGAACGTCCCCTAAAATATGGCCGAGAATACCCAATTTAATATCGATCTACGCGGTCTTAAAGCGGTTCAGGCCGGTCTTAATAGCCTTCCGAACCGGATCCCGACCGTTACCGTGCAGTCCATTAACCACGCGGTCGACCGGATGTTTACGGAAGCCTGGCGGACGATTAAGCCCGAGTACTACCTAAAGCAGAAATATTTTAGCCGCGCTACGAAGAAAGTCCGGGCGAATACCTCGAATCTCCGGGGCGGAATCGTCGCGACCGGGAAAAATTTCTACTTGAGTCAGTTCCGGTTCCGTCCGACGAAGCCCTTTAGCGGGGGAAAGACGCGCCGGACGGTCTCGGTCGCGATCGGGCCCGGGATTAACGCGACGTTACCGGCGAACGATCCGCGAGCCTTTATCGCCCGGACCCGGAGCGGGTTTACCGGCGTTTTCGCCCGGCGCGGTAAGAAACGGTTTCCGATCGAGAAGCTCCGTTCGGAAATTAGCGCGGCGAGTATGCTGGCCGGGGAAACGGTCCGGAAAAAGCTAGAGGAAATCGGGAAGACGGAGTTCGACGCCGAGTTTAAGCGGTTAACGGCGCTGGAGATGAAGAAAGCGTTCGGGGGGATGCCGAAATGAAAACGAAAACGACGACGAACGGAACGGTTACGATTCCCCGCGAAGGGGACATCGGTAAGCGGTGGTATAGCGACGACGTAGAAGGCCTAGAAAGGGCCCTCGTTGACTCAATTAAGGCGTGGATCGGTGATAAGACGTATAAGAGCCCGGCGACCGATCCGAGCGATCCGGAGGGCGTTCTCGTTAATCTAATCGTCCCGCCGGTTTACGCCGGGTACATTCCCAGTAGCCTTCTTTCGCCGGACGGGTTACTCGATCCGCCGAGCGCTCCTTCGGTTCTCGTCGAGGGAATCTCCGGAAAGCTCGAACTCGGGGCGAAAGAGGACGAGTACTCGATTTCGGTCCGGATCGTCGTAACGCTATGGGACGACGCGCCCGATTTCGGCGGTTATTCGGACGCGAGGTACTTGAAAGAGATGCTCTACTTTAAGCTCCTCCAGTTCCGCTTACTCGCCGAGAAGTACGAGATGCACGGAACGGCGGAATGGCGGAACGTCGCCTCGGGGCATAATAACTATTTCGTTACGACGATCGAAACGAGTTATAAGATGGGGCCGCCGCCCGATAGTTCGTCGAGCGTTGACGCCGATATTCGGGATAATAATTTCCTCTTCGACGGGGCGACCGTCTTCGTCGGAACGCCCGGAACCGACCTCGTTATCTCGGACGAAGACCGCGCCTAG